GCAGATCAAAAGGGTTTGCCAATTGTTCGTGAGTGGATGGATGAAGGATACAACAAGATTCGTCACTATGACCACCAGTATTCAGAATGGCTATGTGTTCGTGAATCAATTCGTGTAACAACAGTTAAGCCATCAGGATCAGTTTCAATTCTTTCTGGGGCAACTCCTGGAGTTCACTGGGGACCTGGAGGAAACTTCTTCCTTCGTGCAGTTCGATTTGGAAATACAGATCCAATGATGCATTTGTTCAAAGCAGCGGGGTACACAATTGAAGATGACGTAGTGTCAGCAAATACATCAGTAGTTTACTTCCCAATTAAGTCAGGTCATCCAAGATCTGAAAAGGATGTAACACTATTTGAAAAGATTGCCCTTGCTGCAACTGCTCAAAAGTACTGGTCTGATAATGGTGTTTCTGTAACTCTTTCATTTGACAAGGAAACAGAGTCAAAGCATGTTGTTCCAGCGCTGCATATGTACGAGGGACAATTAAAGGCAGTTTCGTTCCTACCAATGGGAAATCACACATATCCGCAACAGCCATATACTCAGATTACTGAAGAGCAGTATGAGTCATATATTGGCAAGTTAAAGCACATTGATTTTTCTGCTATCTATGACGGAGCAGAAAATCTTGAGGCTCAAGGAGAAATGTACTGCACCACTGACTACTGTGAAATTAAAATAAATAAGTAGCCTTCTGTGGTAAAATAGACTTATAATGTCTAGTTCATCAAACCTATATGCAGAAAAAATATATGCAGAACATCCCATTGCTCTTTGGGCATTGGATGACGTTGCAGATTATATTAGTTTAATTGATGAGTCTGATAGAGATGTAACCTCTTGGACAATAACCAATGGAACTGCGGTCAATCATGCTACTACTGACGAGCCATTTATAGACAGTCAAACAACAAAAATTACAGGAATTCTTACAGAGAATGACTTTGGACAAATTACTTGTATAAGCAATAATATAGTTAACTTTTCATCTTTAAACGATACTTTGTCTACATTCTCAGTAGGTGCATTTTTTAACTCAATAAGTGCCTATGCCTCTAGTTTTGAAATTGGTTATGAATACTATGACACAACTTCAGGAAGCACGATTCAAAGACTTAAGTCTTATACAACATCGGTTAAAGACAAGTGGTTTTTTATCTCTGAAACATTTGATATTCCAGAAGATAATACAGAGTTTAGAATTGTATTAAAGATCAATTATATTGGTGGTGCATCAAGCGTAGACGATTACGAATTTCTTGTTAATGGCATTACCGCTGGCCAATGGTGTGAAGAGTTTAACTCATCATCTTTGGGTGTTCAAAAAATATCAATACCATCAGATATAGCATTAAGTCCATATTTTGGAATTGAAGCAAACGCCTATGGATTACAAAACAATAAAGGATATTATTTAGTTAAAGACAATAGTCTTATGGCAAAGAACACTGGTATTCCACTTGTATATGGAGCATCAAACCTTACAAAACTTTTACCAAACAATGGAGATCCTTCTTTAATTATTCCAGGCTTAGGATTTTTATCTGAGGTAGGCCAATACAAAGAGTATACATTGGAGGCTTGGCTTAGAATCAACTCTGACTCATCGACCATTAAAAGAATTATTGGTCCAATTAGTTCTGATGATGGTGTTTATGTTGACGGGCCATTTCTTACTTTAAAGATTGGAAGTAGTTCTGGCTCTTATTATGTTGGCGAATGGACAAGACCAATGTTGATGCATGTTCGCATTTCAGAAAACTATGCATCTATGCTCATAAATGGCGAAGAAGTTATATCTCTTAACTATATAACTTCAGAACTACAACTACCTTCAAAACTTAATTCTTTTGAAAAAGATCAAGACTGGATTGGGTTTTATGCATACGAAGATGTATCCCCAGTAGAACTTGATTGCGTTGCAATTTATACGTATCAAGTACCTCTAGTATTAGCAAAGAAAAGATTTATATACGGACAAGGTGTTGAATTTCCAGAGGGAATTAATCAGGCATATAGTGGATCATCAGTTTACATAGACTATCCCTTTGCAGATTATACAAACAACTACTCTTATCCAAACATTGGAAAGTGGAGTCAGGCAGTAGTTGATAACCTTTCTGTAGAAAACAATATGCTTTGCACACCAGAATATTCATTGCCAGAAATAGTTTTAGGGTCATCTAATATTGACGGTTTATATTCTCAACTACAAACAATGCAAAATGAAAGTGAGAAATTCTTTTCTTTTAGCCCAGTGCAAAATGGATATATGTATTTTGATAACTTAAACTTTTTAAATCAAAAGATTAGTTCGTTCTACGGATCGTTTAAATTTTTGCAAGAGCCAACAACAAAGCAAATACTTTTTAGGATAGAGTCTCAAAATTCTTCAGACTACTTTGAGATATCTACAGTCAATAGCGATGTTGTATATAGTTTAAAGTATGGCTCAGTTGAGCCAACAACGCTTGCAACATTTTCATGGTATGACGAAAATGCACTTGCTGGGATTACTGTAAATGAGATATTTTCTGCAGGGCTAGACATAGAAAAAGTTTCTAAATACTTTGGAGGAAATGTTGCATCATTCTTTGGTAACGCAAACACCCTTAAGTTTTATATAGGCGGAAAGTCAGACCTCACAGAAACTTTTTCTGGAAAAATTTATAAAGTTGGTTTTTGTACAGCAAGAAATCATAAAAAAATTGAGCACTTGTTTAATGAAAGAGGAATTCCTATAAGTGGTGAAAACGTTTTTTATCTGTATGCAGATACAGTTGACGTAGAATACAATTCAACAGATAACTATTTTGGAACTAATCCTGCAGAATGGGATGAAATTATTGATTCAGGAGGAGTAAACTCTTACTCAATAGAAGGATTTCAAGAGCACACAGCAAGTTATACTCTATCTCCATCTTCATATTTTGAAAATTACACATTAGATATTGACGTTCAGGGCTATTGGGAAGACTACATTCCTCTTACATATTTTGCTCAATATATCAAAGACGAAAAAGGCAAAGAGTTATATGACTTAGATTTAATTCAATTTAACATTAATTACCCAGCGCCATCTGTATTTGTTGAAGAAGAACAAACTGGCTCTTGGACTTACAAAGAACTATATGATGAGTATAACATTCCAACACAAAGAACATATTCATCACTAGATAATCAGTTGTTTACTGGTTATTTAAACTATGATGATTTAAAAAATAGAGCGTACAAAAACTATAAGTATGATACGTCAAATGCTTTAGTAAAATCGTATATTACTTTTCAATATATTGAAAATGGTACAAACCTGCCAGAATCAAATTTTGTTAACAGTGAAAAACCATCAAATGATTCTTTTGTTGTTCCAGGAGAAAACTGGATTAACACAAAGTATGAAGTAGTTAATAATATGATTATTTACCCACCATCAAATGCAAGAGCACTTGACCTTGCAATAGTAACTCATTTAGATTTTAATGTAAAGGGAATATTAAAGAATAGAGTTAAACTTAGAAACCTTGAGTATGCTTCTCAAGCATTTAACTCAACATCTCCAAACCCTATTGGCACAAGATTTGGCAATGAAATATATCCATACAAAAAGTCTGGTTTCTACTATGACTACAAAGACAGAAACCCTTTTACAATTTATAAGGGCAGTTCTCCATATCTATATCTAACAAGATATACTGGCATAGAGTTAAAGGGTGTTTATGATCCACTAATTAACCGTGGTCTTTCAATTCCAATAAATAAAACTATGGCAGAAAATTACAAAGTAATAGCACTACAGACAGCCATAAGGTATGACCAAGATGCATTCCCATATGGTTCAACAGAAATATTTGAGATAAAGTCAAGAAACAGCCACATAAAGTTTTATATGGTAGCCATTCATCCAAGCGGAGAGAGAGCAAAAATTTATGCAATCAATGCAAAGACTGGAAGGCTAGAAGACGGTATATCTTTTTATTGGAATGGCAAACTTGTAAAAGAGCCAGTCATTACAGTAAAAGAATGGGGATTCTTAGGTATATCTTTCCCAAACATCTTAGACTTTAAAAATAGGGTTGGATCAATAAATCTTAATGGACCCATTACGTTCAACACCATATCTTACTACCAGTCTACAAACCTTCAAGAGGTTCAGCAGGTAGAGATTCGACCATGGTTTGCTGTTAAGTATGCAAGCCCACTTACTCTTGAATGGGACTACTGGCAGTCTTCAGCCTTTATTTGGGATGGGGTCTTAGTCTTGGCTTCAAGCAGTTATTACGGAGTAAACCCAGAAACAATATATAAGAGTTATACAGGAACAAATAAGATTATTATTGACACAGACAAGGTGTTTACGGTAAACGGATATGAGTACAACGTATATAAAGGTATAACTTCGCAACAAACCACTGTCGATGCTGTCTAATATGGTATACTTGAGTATATGAACATGCAAGATCCACGTAAAAAAAAGAAGCAACTGCCTAAAATGAAGGGGCAAGTGGGTGAGTCTCGTGCAAAAATTATTGAAAAGCATTATGACTGGGGCCTATATGTTTATAAGAAGGCTAACGGTAAGTGGTTTACAGACGGAAATGGTTCAGTGTTAAACATTGAGTCCATGAAAGGTGACATTATGCAGATCTCTAAACTAAAGGAAGCAGCAAAATATTACGGGGACGAAGGAGATGGCGAGTGCATCTTCGTACCAGGACTAACAAGAATTTCAGAAGAAGAATACTCTGAGCAAAAGCAAAGATTATCAGAAGGACTTATCCCTTCTATGAACGATCTTGGTGCAGTACAAGCAGCCAAGGATACTATTGCAAAATATGGAAGTGATGACTAATGAGTGAAGACAAAGAGTTTTTTATTAGAGCAAAGACAGACACACCACTTCCAGAAGATGATACTTTTATAAAGCAAGATCCATTTAACCAGTCTTGGGATATAATAAAAGATCTTCAAGGATTAGATTCTAACTTTAAAAGAAGAACTTCTCGTCTTATAAAAGGAGAAGCAACACAAGGATATATTGATAGTTCACGAGCAGAAAGCACAGGCCGTGATGGAGCAAAGTCTAAAGAAATTAATTCAGGAACTGTATTTAGAAATGCATACGGACTATTTGATGTGATTACACCACCATGGAATTTATACGAACTTGCAAGTTTTTATGATACCTCTTTTGCTAACCATGCAGCAATTGATGCTAAAGTAGAAAACATTGTTGGACTTGGATATGAGTTTAAGATATCAAAAAGAACAATGCTTAAATTAGAAGCGTCAGAACCAAAAACAGCAGAGAATGCACGTAAGAGAATTGAAAGAGCAAAGATTGAATTGACTGACTGGCTTGAGTCATTAAATACAGAAGATTCATTTACCACTACAATGGAAAAAGTCTTCACTGATTTGCAGGCAACAGGAAACGGATACCTTGAAATAGGAAGAACTGTTCGTGGAGACATTGGGTACGTAGGACACATTCCTTCTACAACAATGCGTGTTCGTCGTCTTCGTGATGGATTTGTTCAGGTTATTGCAAACAAAGTAGTTTACTTCCGCAACTTTGGAGCAACAAATCCAAACCCACTTGGAACAGATGCACGACCAAATGAGATTATTCACTTTAAGGAATATTCACCATTAAATACTTTTTACGGTGTACCAGACATAATGTCTGCAATTGGTTCACTACATGGAGACCAACTTGCATCACAGTACAACATTGACTATTTTCAAAACAAGGCAACTCCAAGATATGTAGTAACATTGAAAGGCGCAAAGTTGTCTGCAGAGGCAGAAGACAAGATGTTTAGATTCTTGCAGACTGGACTTAAAGGTCAAAACCACAGAACTCTTTATATTCCTTTGCCAGGAGACTCTGACACAAACAAGGTAGAGTTTAAGATGGACCCAGTTGAAAATGGAGTTCAGGAAGCATCATTCAAGGAGTACAGAAAACAAAACCGTGATGACATTCTTGTTGCTCACCAGGTTCCTCTTTCTAAGATCGGTGGGTCAGACTCTGCAGCCATCGCAGCAGCACTTTCCCAGGATAGAACATTTAAAGAGCAGGTTGCACGACCAGCACAAAGAAACCTTGAAAAGATGATCAACAAAATCATCAAGGAAAAAACAGACATTCTTGAGTTTAAGTTTAATGAACTTACACTTACAGATGAAATTGCTCAGTCACAGATTATTGAAAGACTTGTTAAGACACAGGTAATGCTTCCTAACGAAGGAAGAGAACTTCTTGGTTTGCCTCAGATCGAAGGCGGTAATGAACCGTTTGATCCAAAGGCTCAAGACACAGCAAATGCTAACGCAAACAGACAAAGAGATACCGAAAGAACGAACAATCAGTCTGATGGACCAGCCACAGTAAGTGGAAGAAATCCAAAGGGCGAAGGTCGTAAATCTGAAGACGTGTCCGATATGTCCAAATAGTGATACTTCAATAAAAAAGGGTATATAATAGAATAACCATGATTATATCAAAAGCACATTGGAATTCCGATGGTGATAATCTTCGCCTATCTATGCCTTTAACTAAGGTAGATAAAGAACGTAGAATCGTTTCTGGTTTTGCATCCCTTGACAATATTGACAAGCAGGATGACATTGTAACAGCCGAAGCATCAATGAATGCATTTGCAAAGTTTCGTGGTAACATCAGAGAAATGCATCAGCCAGTAGCCGTAGGAAAGATGGTAGATTTTAAAGAAGATAGGTATTTTGATCCAGAAACCAAGAAGTTCTATAAGGGTGTATTTGTTTCAGCATATGTTTCAAAGGGCGCACAAGATACTTGGGAAAAGGTTCTAGATGGAACGCTAACTGGTTTTTCTATTGGTGGACGAATGAATAAGTGGGACGATGCTTATGATGAGAAAGCAGATAAGACAATTAGAGTTATTAAGGAATATGATTTAGTGGAGTTGAGTCTTGTGGATTCCCCTGCTAATCAATTTGCAAATATTGTTTCAGTAGAAAAAGTTGACGGTGTAGATGTTATCAAGGGTGACTCAACTGTCTTAGAAAATGTTTTTTATGACAAGGAAAATGGAATAGTTATAGCATCTGAAAATGAATCAGAACTTAGCCCGATTACTGGTGAGCAGATGGAAAACATAGGATTCGTTGAAAAAACGGATAGCGAAAAAACAAACATGATAAAATTCTTAGTTGATAGTGCTAAAGGCATTAATACTTCTAAGATTAACAAGGAGGTACAACCTATGACAGCAAACACAGAAACAGTTGCAGAAGTTATTGAAACAGAAGCATCAGTAGAAGTAGAAAAGTCAGAGGTCGCTCCAGAGGTTGATGCCGTAGTTGAGGCACCT